CGTTACTCATGTGTTACTCCTTCACGTATTTTGCGTATTCTTCAAGTGGAACCCCAAGTTTCTTTGCTATGGCTACCTGACTCGGCTTTAACCGAACGGAGCGGCGTGCTGAATTATTTACTCCCGACGATCGGGTTGCAGGGGCCACCGTCTGCACGGGACGGCTATTCCTGTTAGTTTGTTGCGCGGGAGCTTCATTATATTCAAACTCCTGCGGAAATAGGGTACGCATTCTACGGTCTATTTCATCATAATACTCATTAGTGGTCGGGTCAAACCCTTCTTTCTGTATTAAGTCTTTATGTAACCCCCATACAGCGTGAGTCATTACTGTATTTTGACCAAACCAAGGGTTGTTTTCCGCCCACTCTTCTGCACGCGGGTCAGGCTCTGCTCTCCTCGGCTGCAGTATTTCGGGCTGTTGTCGTGGTTGTTGGGGCTGTTTTGCTAAGTTTTCACGCTCTTGAAGGGTTTGCGCGAGACGCTGTTGTTCCCAAACAATAGCGGTAAGCCGTTGTTGGGCCTCTGTCTCGGTGTCAATATCTCCCTCTTCACGGGCTTTCTTGATAATGTGCTTGAGCGCCGTAACCTGTGTCTCCACACGGTTTTTAGCCTCTCCTAAGCGGTCATTGTCGCTTTTAGTGTACTTTTGCTGCAGCTCATCGTTTTCCTGCTGTACGCTTCTGGCATATTCAATAGCCGCTTCTTCACGACGTTGCGTTTCACGCAATCTTGCCGTCAGTTTATCAATCCGCCTCTGCACCCCCTTCGTATATTTATCAAGGTCCTCGCTTTTTGGCGCCTCTGCTTTTTCTTCTTCAACGACCGGAGCTTCCTCCTCTGACGCCACTTTAGCGTCGGTGCCGTCTTCATTCATTTCAACAGTGGCTTCTTGCTCGTCGTCGCCTACGTTGAACTCTAGCTCTTCGTTCTTGGGTTCGCTCATCCTATCTCTCCTTACATGTGAATAATGTCGTCAGGATCATTCACGATCCCAAGAATTTCATCGTCATTGAGTAGACGAATCTCACCGCCGTCTATCTGAATCCGAGAACCGGCGTACCGGCCAAACACTACCCAATCACCTTCCTTGCACCATGGCCCGTATGGGAACTTAGATTCGTCCGCATAGGCTAAGTCACCCATCTTCAAAACATAGCCAACATTAGTAGCAAGTTGGGTTTGTTTTTGGGTTTCAGGGGCAAGAACGATGCCTCCCTTTGTGGTCTTAGCGCCACGAAAAGGAAGAATAGCTATGCGCCAGCCTGTGGGTTTTGGGATAAGGTCAAGAACAGACTGGGATAGTCCCTCGTCTGCTACTTTTCCCTCTTGGGTATACGCATCGTCCAAAGTGGTTTTTCTAGGCTTCTTAGCCTCTTCTCTCCACTTCTCTTCGAGCGGGGTCAGTTTCTTCTCGGGTTCCATGTAGGCTCCTCTGGTTGGTTAGTCTTCGGAATATTTATTCAACTGTTGTCGAATAATTTCATCCACAAGCTTTATCCCTTCCAGACGGCCCATCATGAAACGGTAGCGCTCCATGTCAGAGATAGAACCATTAAGAATAATGGTTTCTGAATCTGTCTTTAGCTTTCTGACTTCTTTCAGTACGCTTTCAGCGAACTCAAGCATGGTCGTGTTTCCATGTAAGCAAACGGTTTAGTGCCACCGTCTGGAAGGCTTGCGTTAATAAATCTTAACGGGTCTATTACCGTCTCGCTTCTTAACGGTTCTAACTGCGGGCTTCTTTACAGAACCTCCGGCTTTTTTCTTAACGGGCTTACTCTTGCCTGCAGTGTTTAAAGCGATTGCAATCGCTTGCTCTCTAGGCTTACCCGCCTTCATTTCTGTACGGATGTTACTAGAGATGGTTTTCTGACTAGACCCTTTTTTCAAAGGCATTATCGGCCTCCTTGTTTAGGGGCATAAATTCTTTCTCTTGCAACAGCGGTTCGCTGGTCTGCGATTTCTTTCTGTGCCTGTATACGCGCCGCATTGTCTTGCTGGTTTGCCTGAATGCGTTGTTGATCAACCTGCAGGCTTTGTTGCTTGGCCTGAATATCTGCTTGGTCCTTAGCCGCGCGCTGCTGAAGCTCCTGTGCTTTGAGCGCTACAACTGGGTCTTCGCCTTGGCCTTCTCCAGAGAGCTGACCTTGCAGAGACTTCATTTCAATCATGTACTCGGCGACCCTAATAGAGATCATTGCCTCACGCTGCAGGTCAGAAATCATTCTGTCTGGGTCTTCACCGTACTGCATGAACAATTCTGCCTCAGTGGCCTCTTCCGCTTTCAAACGAATGTGCTGCAGAATGTGTTTTTGCAGTTCTGACGCAGCCAGAGGGTTAGCCTGAAGAAGAGGGGATAGCCCCATCATCAAGTGAGAAGCAATATGGGCGTCATGCTGCTGACCGGCAAAAGCCTTAAGCTCTTTGCCATCTGCCACGTCCATATTCTCACTAGCAGGGTCCTTCGGCATCTGATTAGTCTGAACCTTAAGAATGCCGTCAATGTCACGCACGTTCATGGCCTGATACACGCGGTAATACGCCTCGTACATGTTGTGCATCTGCGGAGCGCTTTGTGCCAGCTGTAATTGAGTCTGAGCAAGGGTAATGCGCTGGGCCGCAGAGAAGACGTTGGGGTCGGCAACCGGCAATACCGCTACCATGTGGCCAAAGTCTGCCTTTTTGACGCAACGAGAAGCACCGGGCACGTCATAGGGGTATTCATCAGGCAGGTAGTGGCCAAAACCTTCTGCCAACATTTCAAATTCTTGCGTCTGAGCGTAATACAAACGCTTGTGTATGGCCGACATGACCATAGAGCCACGTTCCAGCAGGGCCAGTGTGGTGCCCACAGCAGCCTGTTGGTTTCCATCCCCTACCTGCATATCAGCTATGCTTGCAAGGCGCCTTCCTGCGTCTACAGTGAAGCCTAAAAGGGTAAACAGTGTCTGAGAAGGCTCTTTATACGGCAAAGGCAGCAAGGAAGACGACAATTCAGCGCCTCCGGCGTCAATATCCCGCCATTCGCCCGGTTGAATCGGATTATCGTCGTCTGCAATGCGGGCGCCCTTGGCTTTAAAGCCTGCAGGGAGGTTGGCCAGTGTTCCTGCGTCCAAAAGTTGGCGTAGTGCCATAGTTGCAGTCTTCGAAAGACCACCAATCAGGTGCACAAAGCCCAAACCGTAAGAACCGGGACCTTCTACCAACACATAATGCACAAAATACTCGCGTCGGCACTTGTATTCGTCGTTCTCAAGCCAATTTCGACGAACGCTCACCACCTGACCACTGTTTTCATCAAGGGTTACTACGTATGGCAGTTTAATTCCGGTGGGCTTGCCTTTTTCGTCCTCGTCTTCGAAGCCCAAAATGTCCAAATCCACTTGGAACTCAAGCAAAAATATCTCTTCCGGCTCGCCTGTGTTAACCAAACCGGTAATTTTGTCCACAGAATAGCGAATTTGATCCCCACCAAGCGGGTTTTCGCTTGGTTCTACAGTTACATCAAGGTATTCGCCTGCAACAACGCGCTTTCTGAACTCGTTTGAATCCATAGAGATGCGGTGCGTAATGCGTGGGCACTCAGAAATCACGCTGGAGCCGTTGTAGGGGATATAAAGATCATCTGGTAGGACCAAACGGCTGACCATTCGGCCTAGCTGCTCGTCGTAATAGACCTTTTTAAAGGCTGAACCACCATATCCAACGTAAAAAAGCAGCTGATCGAACTCCGGCGTGTATTCTTTCATCACCGTCGTGATCTGGTAATTCATAAAATCCTGCACGCGTGACGCTTGCTGGACCTTATCTAGCGTTTCTTTGCCTAGAGTCTGTGTGCGGACAGGACCTCCGGCCGGCATTAGCTCTTTAAAAGCCTGAGATTGGAACTGAACAATAGATTCCGTCAGCATTGGGTGAACCGCACCTGCTGCACCGCGGAAAGGACGTGTTCTGTCCTCAATTTTAAGACCAAGAAGCTCCATTCCTTTGGAATACATGTCTTCCCAGTCAGAACGCGAAGACTTATCCGCCTCGAACAACGCCAAAAGGTCCAGAGAAATCTGACCTAGCTCGTCTTCGTCGATTACTTCTGCAAGATTGCTGTAGAAATCGACATCGTTTTCTTCGCTTACTTCAACGACAGCGCTACCATCGTCTTCAAGGATGACCTCTATGTCCGGCGCATCCTCTTCCATCATCTCAATGATGTCAGTTACGGGCGCTAGGTTTACTACCTTGTCTATTGCCATGTCGTCGTCCTAGAGGTATTTGCGGTTATCGTTATGTACGCGTTCTACTGAACCGCCATGCTTAAAATATCTGTCACCCTGTGGTGTCTTTACCAAATGCTCTGGGCTTTCTACAGGTATTGTCTGAGGCTTCTTAGCCAGAACTAATGGACCTACCTGTATGACCTGTTCAGCAGACTTAACCGGCATGCCATCAGTCTTCTGGTAGAAATAACTGTGGCGGAAAGGATTCATGCCAACCTCAACCCAATCTGGATCGTTGGTCCTAATGATTTCTTCTGCCATCGCCCTGACATCTTCAGGTGAACGATTTTCCCACGAGCCGTATACCCTAGCAATGGTGCTCTTACTTGCAGGCTTGCCACTTGGCATTTCGCCTGCTGCAATGTTTAAGCCGCCTTTAGCACTGGACTTAAACTCGACATTGTTGAGTACAGCCGCTTGTCCGTATCCTATAGCTTCTCCGCCTGACTTAGTTCCATCATGCAAAGAAACTACCCATGTGTCATAAGACTCATAGGCAGGTATATCTAAGCGTGATGCTACAGGAGTGCCATCGGGGATGTCTACGTTTACCCCTACAATACCTGCTGATTTCTCTGGGTTTTTAGTCAGAGCCATCGCAATGTCTTCAAGGGTAGGCATTTGTTGGACCGCGGCTAATGGCTTAATAGGCTGAAACTCTCGAACAATCTCTTGGTATTGCTCGGTGCTTATCTTGCCTTCACGTAACTGTTTTGCGGCTTCTTGAACCTCGGGGACCCGAGTTTGCCTAACGCCAGAATGGGTAGCTCGCCACTGCGCTTGGGACTGTTCAGTAATCCCTAATTGCTTTTGGGCGTCTTGGAGGGACCCAGATTGCGTATTCCCTGCGCCACGGCTGCTCGGAACTGCTTCCGACGCGCTTCTATTTCGGGACTGAATGTCGCCTGTGATGGCGTCGTAGAGCTTTTGGTCGATTTTTCCGGTTTTATAGTATTCATCTACTACCTCTAAGCTTTCTTTCAACGCTGTATCATAATCCATTTCACTGAGATTATCTATGGTCGTCTGGAATTGCTCGCCTTTAGCGCCTTGGTTGTTCCATATCTCAATATTTACTCGAGGATCATCCGCGTATTTTTCCGTTAGCCTCTTAATTGACTGCCTTGCACCTCGGTGACCGTCTAAGAATACGTCTAATGGGACGGGACGACCTTCTTCAATCGCGCGGTTCAACATCTGGACAATCGCTTTTTGTGGGTCACGGTCAATATAAATGATTTCAACCGCTTTACCAGAGTCCGCTGCAGCATCAATCAAGCCAACAGACTTATCAAAATCGGCTAGCGTTCCGTCCATTACCAAGTCAGCGGCGTCTTCTGCAGCATCAGTCAAGCCTGCAGACTTACCTGAGGCGGCTCCTCCACCGGTGAATACCCAAACGCCTTCTTGGCCCATGTCATCGGCTAGTCGCTGTTGGTACATGACCTTGTTCAACTCGCTAGCCGGCTCGTGTATGTTTTTAGCCAATGATCGGTCTTTCAGATAATCAGGACTTAGCTCGCGCACGAGGTCAGCGTTTAGAATCTTGCCGCCCTTGGTCTTCGGTATGAGCTTGTACTGTTCAATCGCAGCCTGTGGGTCCGCGGCAATCTGCTCGTTAAAACGAACAGCGATAGGGTCGTTTGCTACAACAGGGTCCGCTCGTAGTTGTTCAGAGGGATAAACTGTAGGGGCACGGGCCTCTGGCGCTTGGGCCGTGGTCGGCGCTATCTCATCCAACATGCGTGC